GCAATCATTTCGCAGGATTTAAAATCGAGTTCTAAAGTCTTTTCACTATAGAGTTTTTCTAACCAGCGTTTGAACTGAATAAATTCAATATCGCGGTCATCATGAAAAACTTCAATAGCAACTTTAAAATGGAATATGTGTCTGTGAGGATAGCCCAAAAAGCTGACATCATATTCGTCTCCGCTAGCCAGTTTAGGATTAGTACTGGCATCAGGGTAGCGATGTATACCTTCCTTGCGAAAGGTTACCCAGATCATTTTATGTCGATTGTTCAATCTATGCTCCAATCTTTATTATACTTAGGCTGCGTAGAATCTACTGGCCGCTCAACGGTTTCTGTTTCCATCGGTTCAACTTCTGCACCTACATCAAAGGTGTATCCATTCTCCTTAGCAATGGATTCTATCATATTCTGAATCATCCAGAGCTTCCAATCCATACGCTCAAAATACTCTGTGTGCTTTTTTAGCTCAGCAAGTATTTCCGATTGAATATCAGCCATGATATTAACGAGTATGACCGGGCAGAATATAGTTGTATGTACCAACGCCGCTGTCAATGGTAATCATACAGGCCACTTGGCTGAAATGAACACGACATTCGCCGCTCATTCCCAACTTAAGAATAGCAAGGAACTTGTCGATAGGCCAAGCATAGCCTTCTTTCATAGTGCCTGCTACATTTGTGGCAAAGGTCATACGACCAAAGTGACTGCCACCAACATCGCTGCCAAAGATGAAAACCAAGTTTCCGTTTTCAGTCTTAACAGTGAATGTAGGTTCGATGCCGCTGTAAATACCAGCCTTAGCTGACATCTCGCTGACTTTCATTTTAGTGGGCTCGAACTCGATATCCCACTTAACACCTTTGAACTTACTTTGTTGTAGTTGTTCGTCGATGATTTCTTTACTCATCAAACGATACTTGTCGCTATTACCATCTGCGTCTTTGAACTGCAAATAGTCAGGAACTTCCGAACCGTTCTTAGTAGTTTTAAGAACTTCTACAGTAACACTGTCTTTGTTATAAAGACCACTAAGTCCATTTAGAAAACCAAGATTGCCTAAGCCAACTTCGCCAATAAGCTCAGCCTGCGGGGCTTTTAGTTTAGCATCTAGTACAACAGTTTTCTTCTCATCACAAGTCCAGATTTCAGTATCTGTGTCTGTGCCGGTAATTTTAGCCAAATCAAAACAGCCAAGGCTTGCCGTGTGCCTTACGATATCAAAAATTGCGTCTTTCAAGATTTTTCTCCTATACACTAGTATAGTGTATTTAGGTTTAGATAGTCAAATACTATGTTACCAAAACATAGTTTGCTAGGTGATGAGCATACGCCAAGTATGCCCTGTGATTCTATTTAGTTAGCCGAACAACAAATCAAAGCTGGTTTTTTGATCACTAGCACTGATATCCCAGTCAAGAACACCAATTAGGTTATCCACTTTGTTATCAATGATAGTTTCTTCCATGGCAGCATGGTCGAATGGTAGTTCCTTAAACCAGTCGGGTAATCTCAGTTCGTCAATTGGATAAGCAATACTAGTAATACCCATTGGATTGTTTTTCAGTTTACAAACGATAACTTTCATTCCGTCTGTAATGTCTAAGCTTCGTTGGTCTGCAAATGCTCGCTTAAAACGATTCCAATTAATAGCAGCCATAGCATGCCCGACGCCGCACTTGCCAGTCTTTTCAAATACTTCCGTGTGCTTGGTTAAATTATTAACACGCTTAGGTGTACCTTTCTCCCAACCTGGTCGCTCTTTAAAAGCAGTACGGAATGTATTGATAGCATCAATGACATCCTGCTTGTCCTGACCTTTTAGTACCATAAGCAGAATCTCTTCTAAGAACTTTTGCATGAACTCAGGAGTGTCTGCTCGCTTAAGGTCAAGACCCATGGCTTTAATTTCGCCATCACTACCATCCTTATCTTTGCGTTTGCCTTCTTTGTCATAGATAAGAACTGCATAACGCTTTTTGGTAATGAATAGTCCCTTACTGGCAACTACTTCTCGGCCAGCCTTAATAACTTCACCATATGTGCTGGGACAGTTAAAGGCTTGATTCATGTAGCCGGCAAAGCTGTCGTTGACTTCGTCGGCTACAGTATCATAAAGTTCTACAACCTTATCTCGAGTCCAGTCGATTTCATTGCGCTCGATTTGTTCTCGATAAATTGGATAAGCACTGAAATAACAGGAGTCAGTATCACCGTAAATAATAGTTTTGCCTAAGTGATTGTAATCACCAGTGAACATTTCATTGGCTTTACTAGCCATGTGGCGAGCCACACATCGTCCTGTTAGTGTAGTTGATTGGCCCATACGGTGATCAAAGAACCTTGATCCTGCATTAAGCAAAGCACCGTATAAACTGTTCAAGTTAATTTTCTTAACTAGCTGTCGCTTATCCCAGAACTCAAACTCTTTGGCATCAGTACAAGCCTTAGCCTTCTTTTGTAGTTCTTTTCGTTCGGCGTACCAACGAGCTAATAACCCTGGAATAACACCTTGCTTCTCATAGGTAAAGATAGTGCCGTTGGCAGTCAGCATCCAAGGATTGCCGCTGAGATAAATCAAATCATAGGCTTCGGCTGCTGACATTTCTGTACTGCGACCATCTTCCCAATCAATGACCAAATCATAGCCTTTGTTCTTGGACATGATTTCATCATATTCGTAGATGCAGAATTTACCGTCCCAAAAGTCAGCAAAACCTTTGCCTTCTTTTAGCCATTGATCTAGTTCACTTTTAGTCTGTCGCTGTCGAACTTGTCCAACAATAGTTTCGGGGCTCATGTTTAATGCACGAATCAAACTGGGATACAGACTGTTCAAGTCCATTGATCCAATCCAGTCATGCATACCTTTTTTGGGATATGCAACATAAGCACCGGCAGCCTGTGTTTCGCTGCTGTCGCCACGCTTACGATCTGGGACCATTAAACCACGACTGTGTGCTTCATTGATAATAGCTTGATCAGTTACTGCTACTGCGCCCATTGTTGTGCGTAGCGTAACAGTATTGGCATGTGCCAGCACATTAACTAAGTCAATGTACTGTAGCTTGGCATCTAGCTTGACTAATAGAGCAGTATCTTGTCTGTTGTAAGCAATGAACTTTTCAAAGTCGTTGTTATACAGTTGATCTAGCGTGCCTTCATATTGAACTTTGGTTTCGCCTAGTTCATACTCACCGATAGCATCCAGTCGATAACTGTGCATTTCGTGATATGTATACTTGCGATATAATTCGAGATAGTCTAAATGTACTCGGCCGACAAAGTCGAAAGTTTCGGCAATCTTTCCATACTTTTCAAACTCACGCCGATGCGGCTTCATGTCCCATAGACAGAAACGCCGAGTGTGATCACCGCCTAGCACACGACTAATGCGGTTAACCATGTAGGGCACATCGTAGCCTTCACTGTTCCAACCACTGATAGTATCAGCATCATCTATTAGACTGAGGAACATGTCTAACATGTCTGCTTCACTTTCGCAAAGAACAGTATTGTCGAACCTATCTACAATGGCATAAGCCTGATCCCAATCCATACTGTCGGGCTTAATGACTAATGTGATTAGTTTATCAAGCCAACCGCAATGAACTGATACCGCAGTAACAGGATTGAATGGATCGCTGGGATCTGCGAAGCCTTTTACTTTGTCAAAGGCAACTTCAATGTCGAAGAATGCTTTATTAAGTTCGGGTGCTTCGGCGTTGAGATAGTTTGTTTCCAAACAGCGATTCAAAGGTTTGATATCGCTTTCGTAAAGTTTTTTATGGCCGTAGACTTTGCGTTCTTTTTCAAAGGCCTTGCGTGTGGCCACTGCAACTTTGGCTAGCCTTTGGCCATCGATGCCAGTATATTGACCTTTAGGATCGGGATAGTAAAAAAGATAATGGGCAGGATATTGGCGTTCTTTTCTCTGCCCATCAATTCTTTCGACAACCTTAATAATGTCTTTTTCTTTTAAATAGATTGCGTCAACATAGCTCATAGTATATTATATAGTCCGCCGATATAGATTGCAACAATAATGAGCTCAACAATAACCAAGCTCCATTTACGCCAAATATAACCAATAGCAAGCCAGCCAAGATTACCGGCTAAACTTACCCATAAGTTGAGAGGAAAAACATCGAAACTGGTAAGAGCTACACCGGCAATAAGTACTGCGGTGCAAGACCATTCAAACCAGAATTCCCATGTTTTTTGGCGTAAAAAATTTATCAACGGTGTCCTGCAACTTCGAGAACTTCTTCAACTTCGGTAAAGCTACTTTGTTCTTTTTCGAACTCGTTCTTATAAGCAATCTTCAATGCCTTCTTAAGAGTGGAAGGCTTCATATCCATTTCTTCGGCAAGGCTCTTGATAGTATCATTGAGACCTTCGTTAAGTGCAGCGACTTCGCTGAGCACTTGAATACCCTCGGCAAAAAGCTTCTTGATTTTAGCTTTATCTTCGGGACTGAACATGCGTTGTGGCATAGTAACTCCTATAGTTAAGCCACTATTATAATGATTCCAAAAACAAAGTCAAGTGGATTTGGTAAACAGATCAATTTCGATTTGTCGCTGGTCAATCATTTCTTCGGAAACTCTACCATTCGTTTTAATCCAACGGGCTAGTTCTTGCGGTACTAGACCAAAGTCGTTCTTGTTTAGAACTTTTAGTAGAGTGGAATTTTTGAACACATTGACGCCGAGATGTTCAATAAACGATTCTATTGCTTGAATTTGATTTTTGTTTAGATCTACTCGAACTAGGTCTTTGATTGCTTTTTTAGATTCTTGGCTCATCTATTTTTCAAAGTGGCTGTCAGCATCCATGCATGTTTAGCAAATGCATCTTGGCGTTCTGCCATTAAATTACTTAGTCCGTGATTCATATTTTCTTCTGCTAGATGATAGCAGGTCATGATACTTTGTTGAATAACATCAATGTCACTGAGCAGTTTTTGTAGCATTGACATGGCATTAGGAATTTCAACTTGATCTTCAATATCAGCAAGTTGGCTGAAACGAGTAAAACTACCTGGAGCATAGGCACCCAATGTACGAATTCTTTCAGCAATGACATCTACTGCGCCATAAACTTCTTCGTAGATTTTTGCAAATAAGTCATGATATTGACTGAAGTCTGGGCCTTCGACATTCCAATGAAAGTTTTGTGCCTTAATGCTAAAAGCATAATGATTAGCTAATACTTTTTTGAGTGCTTGAGATAATTCGTCCATAGTTTATTATTTATCTTTTACAGTTATATTGAGTAAAACTATAGTTTTATATTTGATAAAATTTTACTACAAACTGTAAAGTTTTGTTCTAATTGATTATACAAACTATCATTGCTAGTAACATAAGCCATGCCATATGCTGTTGTTCCTAAATCCTTATAATAGTTTACGCTGGGCCAACGCTGATGTTTGATTTTAAATCCATCGTAAAATAAACAAATGTCGGCAACATTAGCTAATTCTTGTTCGCGTGGCTTTTGCATAGCTGTCATTAACAATATTGCCACAGGAGTTTCTGGTGGTATATCGTTGCGATCAAACCATTTAGCTAATAGTCTTACTAGATAACTTTCTATATGTTGATCAAGATATATATGAGACTTGCCTTCGGCTTCGAACACCAGTTCGTAACTACTTCTTACATATTCCTGCCAGTATTTCATTTGGTGTCTGTGCTCCTGCCAAAAAATAAGGCATGTAATACATGCCTAATAAAAGCTGAACATACATATCAAAATAGAATTCAAATATTTTGTTCATGCGTATTATTCTTTATTGTGACGCTTCCAAGCAGTTGCGTATAATACAGTTTTCCAACGATCACCATAACGCTTTTTGAAATCTGCTTTACGATCTTTGATCCAATCTTCCATACCAGGAGGAGCAACTTCGCTAACTCGTTTGTTGATTACTACATAATTGCTTTTGTCTAACTTGTTAATATCTTCGGGCTTCTTTTTATTTTTATCTTTGAGCTTTTGGTCCAGGGCAGCATAATACTTACGCATCATAGTTGACTTGCTGGGATCTTCTGCGTCTTCGTCGCCGTCAAAATACGATCTCATTGTAGCTAAACTAGCTTCGTCAATGTCTTCGACTTCTTCACCTACTAGGCGACCTTTATAAGGATGCTGTTTAGGAGCCTTACCTAATACTGGGCCAATCTTGCGAGCCTTTTCTTCGCCGGCAACTTGACCCGCACGTTTTTGATCTTTGTCTAGGCTTTCTAGTAGTTCGTATAATCTCATTGCTGGCTCACTTTAACGACTAATTGGTGCACCAGTTAAACGCACTTCCCATTGCTTACCAGTAGCAGCACTCTTGCTTGCTGCCCACTGTTTCATTTTATTTAAATGATTGCGTTCTTCTTGACTGTCGGGCAAGCCTCGGCCGGCAAAAACTTTCCATGAACGACCATTGATACTAACTTCAATGTTATTAGGTATTTTATCAGTACCTTCGTCCCAATCTTCTGGATCTCTGACTCTTTCAGTTACACCTTGTTCTTTAGACTTCATGTAGTCGCGAGCAGTATCTAAATAATCAACAGCCTTGGTAATCTTTGCTTGAACCCATTCTGGCAAGTTTTCGTCACTGTTTAATATACTGCGTAGTTCATTAGCAGCATCGGCAGCAGTAGCTAGATCTTGTTTGGCCATGTCGCCTTCGCGATCATATTCACCAACATCAGCAGGATTAACTTCGTCGCCTAGACCTTCTTCGGTTTTTCGTTTATTACCATGGTCATGTTTAACACCCATGCTTTTGTCTAGTCGGCCGGTCAGATACTTGTTTAAGGCCGTTAAATCCATGGCATCTTTTTCTAAGCCAGTTTCTCCAGCTCCATACTTGTCTGTGGCTCGATGAATAATTCCAGTTTTAGTTTTAGTTACTTGGCCTTCTTTGACAGTTTTACTGTCTACAAACTGTCTAAACTGTTCTTTGGTTGCTCGCTTGGGCAACATATGAGTTTTACCTTCGGGGCTAATAGCACTATAGAATGTCACATTGCGATCATCTTCTTTTTGAAATTCAACTTCAAACTTCCAACCTTTGTATGTGTCTTCTATATTAACACTCTCTTTGATCTTTTCACATTTATTGACACGCTTGCCGGCGTTTTTTCCTGTGCCAGGTTGTGTGCCAATTTTTCTATGACCAGGCCAACAATTCTTAGGACCTGCTACGCCTTCGCTGATGTCAGTTAATCTCATTTTGCTGCCTTCTTATGTGCGTCATCATAGACTGTGCCTACAGCACCGTCCCACTCACCTACTCCCTTGCCGCCTTTCTTGGCTTGACAAATATCACGGTCACCTTCGAACTCGTCGGCACCCGCCTTCTTACAAGCAGCCTTCCAACCGCTGTAAGTGTTATATTCTGTTTCGCCCATGTGGTTCTTGGCTTCTACGACATAGCGTAGATTTTCAATGAACTCACGGACTTTCTTTGGACGACCTTTAGCACTCTTAAATCCGCTTAATTGGTCAGCAGTCATTAGTTCGCCGGCCTTGGCATGGATGTTACCAGAACCGCCGTCCCAATGTCCAACAACAGCAAACTTCTTGCCCTTAGGAATTACAGCTACGGCTTTGTTAGCACTGCCGACAATCTTACGCTCTGGGTGACTACGCTTGCTCTTACGATACCATGTGCTGTAGTCAGAAATTGTTTCACCACCATCGCTGCTCTTAATAGCAGCACTTGGACGACCACGGCTGCGTTTTGGCTCAGCGGCTACCGCAGCAACTTTGGCAGCAGCACGAGCTTTTTTAGCAGCAGGCTTTAGTTTGCCCCACTCGTCATAGTCATCGTCATCGCCATCGTCGCCTTGATATTCACTGCCATACTTGCCTTTGTGAACAACACCTTTACCGGTTTGAGTAACAGTTGTTCCCATACTAGTCTTGCGTGTTTTATCCTTTAGACCCCACCAATCGTCATCATCGTCATCCCAACGCTCGGCAACTTGTTTCTTACCTTCTGTTAGGCTTTCGTGCAAGTGTAGGTATTGTTCTACATCTTGATCGAAACGTTGTGTTACCCATTCAAAAGGATCACCGGTACGACCTTTGGCAATACCATAAGGCATTTCCCCATGTAACATATAGTAATCAAATAGTGTTTCGTATAAGTCGGGGCTAAGTTCATCTCTGCCGTCGGCGAAATCTCTGACCTCTTTAGGAAAACGCTTGACAATATGTTTTAGTGTATTTTCGTTACCAGAACTTGCAGGCTGATCTATGTCCATGCCTGCTTCTTGTACACCAGGCTGGCCGATACGCTGTGCAGCGGCTTGTGCCATTTCAGGTCCACGATCCTTATATAGCATGCTGCCCATCTTACTCATGATGCGATCGAAACTCTGCGGATCACTAAGCATTTGCATAAAACGATCCTGAGTACCATCTTGCAAAGCCTGTTTGTATAGACCATATACAAATCGTGCTTCGGGATACTCAAGTGTTACTGGCTCGCCAGCTAAATCAATTTCAGCACTGCTGCTGTTAGCCACAGCAGCGGCAATGGCTTTTAGATTTTGTGCTCCGCCTAGTAATGGGCTTTCAAATAATTCAAATAATTTCATATATTAACCTTTAAAGTTGCTGAAGTCGAAGACTCGCTTTAGTCTGTCGTAGGCTTCAGTACTGATTGCTTCTTCTACTTTGCCTTCACCGAAGTTTGTAGTTTTTGTATGTTCTTTTCCGCCCACAGTAAACTTCTCGCCCTTCTTAACTTGACGCATAGCGTCAACAAAGGCATTAGCTTCTGCTACAGCAGCAGTGCTTTCTTGTGGAACAGCACGAGGATTGCCGCTCTTAATTAAGTTAGCGAATTTCTGAATAGCAGCATCGTCGCTGTTCTTTAGTAAATTTAAGAAAGCATTTGACAATGTCATCATGTCTGTTCTTGTTGGATTGCCCTGCATGCCGCGGGCAATGGCCATACGCAAACCGCGTGGATCAATATTTAATGCTCCGCCTAACTTAACAACATTATAGCTGGTATGTAAATCTTCTTCTGGCGCTTCATTCATATCATTGTTGCCTGACATAGCATATTCTAATTCGTCAGGGTGCAAAGCGCCGCTTTCTATGTCTGCCATAATAGAAGCTTTTTCTTCTTCACGGGTAGGATAGTCAAAGCCGCCATGTTGCTCGAGATAGTCTAGGTAATCTTCTACAATATCATCTATGTCGTTGCCAGTATCTCTTGCTTCCGCCACACCTTGCCCGCCAGCCGGCTTATACATAGTAAAATCAAATGTGTGTATAGTAAATCCTTGCTCATCTGCACCACCGTGCTGTGTAGTTCGTGGTTGTGATACAAACCAGCCTTCTTTTTGGCGTTTTGGCCACATGAGTTGCATAAACAAATTGTTAAGACTTTTGTAATTTTTACTATTAGCAACTGCTTGGTCATCGCTTCCCATTACTTGAAATGGTATAGAAAATTGAGCCGTGCCTTGTGGTGTGATAGTAACATAATTGTTTTGGCGTTTCCCCAATTTACCTTGATGTGTTAGATTTCTAGCGGCACGACCCACATCTGTATTTGCTAACATATCTACAAATCTATATGCAGTATTTTCTGTTGCTCGTTCGTCTACATTATCGGCTGCTTCCGCCACACCTCTCATTGCCTTTAGTTCTTCACCTAAACGCTTAATCATGCCAGTGTGTTCAACTAGCTGTTGCTCATTTAGTTTGCTGGTATCTACCTTGCTTAAACGATCAGCAAGTTCATACATTTTACGGGCTTTAGTTTTATCCATGTTTTTTCTTTCCTTGGCAATGAGCACGCTGGCTGAATCCTTTGGGATTGTCGCAGTTGATGCTACGCTTGTATTTTTCGCTCCACTTTTCTTCTAGTGCAGCATATAGTTCTTCGGCGATGTTGTTGTAAGGTACGCGGCGTAGTATTTCGTTCCCGCTTTCTTTACGCATACCGCGAGTTGTTCTTTTACGATGTGCTCGTACAAAAGGCATGGCTACAGCAGCTACACTGCCTGCTCCCATGCCGCCTGCGTCTTCCACAATAAGGTCTACTATTTTCATAGTATTATTTAGTCATTTTGTGTCGATTTATTTTAAAATTTAGGAACGCTTTACACTGATTAACTTGGACATTAGGGGTCCTTTTTCAATGTAGTTTCTTAGATATGTGCCACCTTCAATTTTAGCACGAATTTGTATTAGAGTAGCTCCTGTGTTCTTATCAAATATTTCAATTTGAGGATTTGTTAGCGTTTCTCTAAATCTACTATCTAAATTAATACTCTTAAGTTTGTCTTCGAGTAGGTCAAAATTTAATACATCGTAGGTGCCTTTTTCTAAAGTTACTAACAAAATACCAGGCACATTTAAGGTGGCAAAATAATTAATAGCCTTTACAAAATCTTTGAGGTACAAGTATTCTTCTTCATCGTAATCACCACTTAGCAGTTCGCTAAACATACTATTAGCATTAATATACATCATAGCTACGGCCTTGAATAAGCCAGAGTCCTGACGGATTCTTTCGAAGTCATCTTTTAAGCTATCTACATTAATACCAAAGTGAGACCACAGAGTTCTTTGACTTTCAAATTGTGAACCTTCAACTGCGGCCTTGCCACCACCTACTTGTCCAAATTGATCAGCGCCGGCCTTTAAGCTTAAATTAAGTACACGAGTTGATTTTTTTCCGGTTTTAGGATCTGTTACTATTACCTTAACATCTACTTTGCTAGTTGTTTCTTCACTAACGCCGTCGGCTATAACATTAATAATATCAGGCTTGCCGTTTAAGTAAAAATATTTGCTGTATTCTTCTGCATCGGGACTGTTTGAAAATTCAACTACACTTTGTACTAAATCATCCATTAAGCTTCGCTTTGCAGGATTCATTAGATCTTTGTAAGGTCCCTCTTTTAATTTTAGAGTAAAAATAATGCTGTCATTTACTACCACTTTACCAGCATCTCGCTTAGTAGTAGAATATTCATTATCTCCGCTCACACGAAGTTGATCGATTACGGCCCATATCTCGTCCGGTCCTACAATATTGATGCGTCCGCCAGATCGAGCAGCAAGTTTAGCAAATAATCCTGCTCCCATGATGCCTTCAGCAACTTCACCTCGATTAGCTAGCTTTTCTGCACCAGCATCAGTTAATCCACCGAACTCGCCCGTTTTCTTTAATTTACCAAGAACTATGGTGCCACCGCCGACAGTTTTGATTTTGCCCACTAAGTCGAAGTCCCCTGCTGCAAACAGCTTTTTTAACCTTGGTAATTCTGATCTATCAATTACAACAGTTCCGCCGGCAACTAATTCAAAAGGACTTCCGCGATCGACTTTGCTTAAAAAGACAGGCACTCGATCTTTTTTTACATCGCCTACATATTTAGAAAATTCCTTGGCAGTTAAGCCAGAAGCCTCTACTAATGATTTAAGTTCTAGTAATCGCATAATATATTATTTACCTTTACTGAGCATACCTAACAGCTTTGAAACTATACCCGGCTTTTTAGGAGCCCCTTTTACTTGCCCATGACGCTGATGTTGCCCTGCGTAATCATAGTATTTGCCCACAACATCATAGCCAGGCTTAAAAAATATAGCAGCAGGAGGCGAACTTTTGCGTAATATTCCTACACGCTGTTTACCCTGCGGTGCTGGTATAACTTGATTATCGCCACGCTTTACAGTTTGTAGCCAAGCATCGGGTTTTAATTTAACTAACCAGACATAAGGCTGTTCGCTGGCATAAACTTGTTTGTCTTTTAAGTAAGTAGACAATGGATAAAACCAAAGTGCTCTACGACCTGTTCCAGTCCCAATGTAGTCTACATCAAATTTAGGATCATCGACATCGGGTGTTTGCCCGAAAGTTTGCCCAGCACTAAATCCCAGTTTGTCCATGCTAGTAAAACGCACGAAGTATTCGTTAACATCGCCGCCATGCTTTTTTACATCAGCAATGATTTGATCTCTAACTGACGGAACTTTGGCTTCGACAACAATCTCTGCGACTTTCATTTTTTGCCGCCCTTCATGTTAGCACACCAATGATACATTTTACCCTTTTCGCCGCCGTACTTGCTGGCCTTTGCTCGCAAGTCAGTAACAGATCCACTACAACTAGCACCGGCACGCTTTACTCTACCGGGGCGACTTTTACCCTTAACCTTACCATCAGCAAAGTTTTCTTCTATATCTTGTTCCCAGATTCTTTGGCCTGGTTTATACTTATCCCAAAACTTTGCACCGTCAGGAGTTTGTTCGCTGCTCCTGGCAATTTTATATCCCAGACTTTTTACATAATCATACATGGCTTTACCAATGCCCTGACCACGATATTTTTCAAACACTTCTAGTTCTTCTGCTCGTATTGTACCTTCAGTATCAAAAGAAAATTCAACGAAGCCTAATTTTTGTCCATCTGGTGTTTTAGCTGTGAGTTTGAATCCGTCTTCGCCCTCCGCGATTGACATGATCATGCCATTATATTTTTCTTCCGTGTCTTCTGCTATAACTTGTCTAAGGGCACTAGTTCTTGGTGCCGCAGGTGTTTCTGGTAAACTGCCGCCACCTTCCATAATAGCCCGTTCCATGTCAGTAAACTGTTCAGGCTTTACTGGCTGTTTTGCTCCGTTGATAAATTCGTCGAATCTCATGTTAGTCCTTCTCCGAATTAAACCAAGGATCAATAATAACTATTGTTCCGTCTTGACGCTGCATAGCATTTTCAGTGTGTAAGTCCCAGCCTAGTTTATTGATACGACCTGTATGGTACAATAATGTCATAACAGTATATAGCAATGATAGTTTAGCTTCGGCCATACCTTTAAGACCGGACATCTTTAAGGCAAACTGATTAGCACTTCTGCTAAAGTATTCTGTATCATGCCATGTCTTTGGTTGACTAAGTTCAGACTTTACTTGTTCCCATGGCATTTTCTTAGTAGCATAATCACTAAACAAATATACTATGCCTTCATTTAATGAACCGGACTTGAATGGATACAGTCTTTCCATGCTGATTTGTAAAAATTCTTCGTCATTAATTTTGAATGTAGTATAATGTTTTCCCTGTATAGGAATAAATTTTGGCAAGCATTCAACATCTTGATGTTGCATACAGAATTCATAGAACTTTTTAAATGTTTCAGCTGCTGCTGATAACGCTCCTTCTTCCTCGGGAACAATAATTTTTATAACTGATCCGGCATCTTTAGACCATACTGTAGCATCTGCGCCGCTGCCTAGTTCTTCATAACCTGCCGCTCTTAGTGTTTGCTCAATAGTATCGTAGTCTTCGAATACTTCTTGTTCATGTACTGTGGCTTGACCTTCGGGTCCAACATAGTATGCTTCAAATTTGACATTGGGATATTCTTTTTCCAATGCTTTAAAAACTGTTAAATTTGTCTTGCTGTCATCATACAATCTAACACGGTTATATTTTCCTGTATTTAGATACTTGCGAACCCATACTGCTTTTTTGTAAGCAGGGTTTTCATCCCCTGGCAAGTTGCCAGCACGATGTACATGCACACGGCTCATGTCAATACCATACTTCTTAAAGGTGCTTAGAAACTTTTCTTTATCGTCGAAATCAGCACGAGCAGTTAGCATAATTACTCGGCTGTCACCAGCATTGTTTAAGATTGCTTTTAGTTTAGCAATCATAGGACGAATAGGTTGGCTTTCTTTATTAAACTTTTCAGCACTGCGGAATTCACCGAAGTCATATTCTTCACCTGGCTGTAGTTCGTAGTTGTTGAACTCTTGGTTAGTTAAACTACGAACAATTTGCCCGTTCTTGATTACTTTGATTTGGGCGGTGGTGTGGAATAGCGTATCGTCGATATCGAAGATAGTTAGTGCTAGTCCTTGCTTAACTTCCAACAATCTCATGCTGTTAGTCCCTGCGGTCTAGTCTGTTGATGTTGTATTTGTTGATACTGTTGCAATTTAGCAGGATCAATAACAATAAATTCTTCAGCCATAAAATCTCTCATGGCAATCATACCAATAATTAAACCCACAAAGAAACTAGCTGACACAGCTAGAGAAGCTACTAGTAGGTGTATTCTTTTCATATTAATCTTTGTTTAATTCAAATCTATGGTCGCTGAGATACTTCTTAGCCACAGCCGCGTCGTCAAATATTTTTACAGTAACACCGTCACTGTCTTTAACATGATATCTAACTTCTGTAGAATCATCAGCACGCTTGCGAGTTACCTTTTGAACTTTGGCTTTGTTTAAGTCTATTTCGTTGATTTTCATATTAAATCCTTTGCGGAGCACCGGCTGTGGCTTTTATTGGTGAACTGTCGTAGGGTCTTAAGGGTTTAGCAACGATGTTTGTAGAATAACGCCAGCTTGGGTATTCGCCGCGGGCGAGTTCAATGGCTTCTTCTTTGTTAGTGGCCACGACTTCGATACTGGCATAACTGTCTGACTTGCTGACTTCCCACCAATACTTGGCACCAGTAGGACCTTTCTTCAAGTTACGCTGTAGCTGTGCTTGACGAACAAAGCTGGCCAATGCTGACCTGGGTAGTTCGCCGGCACTAAACTTAGCAAAGTATTGTAGCGTATCGCTGCTGTCATTGCTAGGGGCTAATAACTTATAAAGTTTCTTAGCGTATTCATCTTTATATTTTTCTTCATTAACAGCAGCATCCATAGCTACTACAAATCGTAACAGAGTAGTTTTGATCTTTTCGATATCTTCGTTTAGCCAATCGCCACCCGGACTACGGAATTCTATGTAGCCACCTTTGACATTGATACTGGTATACTTGTTAGTGACACCTGTGTGTATGCTTTTGGCAGCAGCGGTATTCAAATGTCGTTTCATTTGCTGTAATAAAGCACCGGCATCTTCGGGTCGTTGTTGAATATGACTTTTAACTATTTGTAAAGCACTCTTGGCATAGGTATTACCAGCACGACCAAAATCTTGTAGGACATATTCGTCACCTAGCAATAGTGCTAGCTTAACATAGTCTAGCTTGTTTAAGTCACCATCCCAACCGGGAACGCTGACATTGATATGTAGGCCAGTGCTGTCATTGGTATAAGCACCTGTACGCTTTGCCCACTTGTAGACTTTTTCCAAGTCGCTGAACATTTCGTTAACAGGTAGTGGAGGACTAATAAATTCTAAACCGCCGTCACGCTGATCGTCTGGACTTAGGCTACTGTCAGGTTCAACTGAATAGCCATCTGTAGTTCTTTTGGCACCGTGATAGTTGCGACTGTAATTTACTGGCCTACCAATAAATGATCCAAACTCGTCTGCCACTTGTTCTACATCAACTTCGCCTTCTTCGCCGCCTTCGGTCCAGTGCGGCCAGGTTATTTCATATCTGGATGCGATTTCGCTCATATGAGTGATGCCTTCGCTGTCTAGCCAGTCAGTGAACATGTCATCGTCGTTGTAAGTTTCTAGCCACTGTTCGTTTTCCCACTCATCAAAGGCGTCATCATATTCCTTGCCGCCATCGCCTAGGATTTCTTCTACTTTGTCATTGATTAATTGTTTAAAACGCTGTTCAATGGCATCCCTGAGTTCTTCGTCATTCATACCAAACTCCGGGGCTTGTTTTTTGGCCTCTTCTTCAGCTTGTTCTTTAAATTCTTCTTCATAGTCACGACTGACTAAATCTCTTATGTGATCTACTGTTACTTCATCCCATTCTTCTTGTTTCTTTTCGCTGAGCCAATCACTGCTTTCGTAGTCTTGCCAAATTTCATCCATTAAGCGTTCAACATCTCTACGCCCGTTGAAATTGCCGTCGTAGAAAAATTGTCTTATGTCGTCAAGTCGACGAATGCGTTCGTCTTGATCATAGTCAGGTTCTGATTCAAAATCTTCATCGCCGCCAGCATCGGGAATAATCATTTCAAATTCCATACCAGCTCTGGCATCAATGTCGGCAGCTAGGCGCTGTAACACGCCTGGGCTCATGTTAATTTCAGTAATAACTTGTTCTAATATTTCACGGTATTTCATCAGGCTGTTCCTAGTCTACGATCAAATATTTGTTTAATTCTTTTTTGTTGACTGCTGTTAGGATATAAGTCTTTGAGAATTTTTGCCTTCTCTTTATCATCAGCATCGCCGTATATCTTTCTAACTTCGCTGCCACTACATACACCCCGGTTACAGATTTTAAAATCATGTTTCTTAGTTACATAAATGTAAGCATGTTGACCGAATGGTTGAGCGGTATCTTCACCAGTCCATGGCTGATAATAACTGGTAGCAGTGGTTTTCATAGGATCACGCTCGCTGCGAACGATAACTAATATGTCTCTATCAGGATTATAGCCTTGTAAAATTTCTAAAGGATTTAATGGTGTACTAGTTACTTTACGGCCAGCATCATTAACATAACTTGTAGTGCCTACTTGAACAAAAGGATCAGTAACACCTGCTTGTTTAGCTAGAAATTGTTTTTCAGCAAACTGAAATGGACGCTCAGTAGTTACATTACTAGCAGCAACAAAGAAATCGGCACTGGGAAATGCTGCTTTGGCTTGCCTATAGCTGCTCATGTGTCCTTCGTGAAAGGGTTGAAAGCCGCCACCATAGACAACTATTACTCGAGGCTTTTTTATTTCTAGTAATCTCATTGTCTAGCCTTTGCAAAGTTTTCACGACTAAAGTCTAGTCTATCTACAATCTTAACAGCCTCTTTGCCGCCTTTACCTAAATGGTCAACAATGACTACACCTTCTTCTGGTTTAACATCAAAACTACCGTCGGGTCTAGCAATAAATGTGCCAATCTGTCGAATAGCAGCATAATGACGCTGTAGTACATCTTTGACACGCTGAATGCCGATAAACAACAAATAAACATTTTCAATGTTTTCGGCATGCTGTTGAATATACTTTAATGCTTCTTCTTGTGCGGCACGCTTACGCTCTTGTCCTGCCTGTGTCTTTAGTTTAGCAATGTCAGCTTCTAAACGATCAGCAAGTCTAGTCATGAATTGCTTGACATACAATTCTGGTTGATCCATAGCACCAGCACGAACCATTTTGTTGATGTCAATCTTAATTAGGTCGCGGATGCTGTGTCCAGCAATGCTGCTATCTAACCAAGCAAATGTCTCTTCGCCAATGCCTTCTAAGTAACTATACAATTCAACAATAGCAACTTCTAACATCAGGCTTTCTCTGCGTGTTAGAGTTACGCTACCGCTGACATCTTTAATAGCAGCATCACGAACATAAACATAGGGACTAGATCCTATATCACTTATGTCTGCACCAAATCTGGCTTCCATGTCTTGTATAGTCGGGCCGCCTTCGTATGTAGTATGAAATACAATACCCACTTTACTTCGGCTCATACGCTGTGCTAATGGAGTGTCAGCAGGAACAGCATAGGTTAATAAGTTAGGAGTAAATGTCCAGTAGTTTTCGCCATCGATCATTTGAAAACCACTGGTGCCATCGCCCTGTGTCCAAAGCAAGTCGCCTTGTAATATTTTGCCGTTATAGTTTAAGTCTTTAAGATAGTTGAAGGCCATCTTTAACTTGTTGCGAAGGCCGCTGCGATCAACAGTTTCGCCGCCGACTTTTTTATCTGGCTTTACACGATCAACATCACTGGCTTTGTAAATTCTATTTTCTTTAGTAGTACTAAAGATGCCTTTGTCACCCATGACAAATTCGCCAGTTTCGGGATCTTCACCGACTAGTAATGCTGGACTACCATCCCATTTTTTAGTGGCAAAATAGCGTTGATCGCTGCTGCCTAGCAATAGGCCTGCGGCACCTTCTAGATATTGTATAGCTTCTACAGCACCTTGATGGCCGCGATTCCATATCTCATCGTCAAGATGCTCTAAATGTAGGTTCTTGCCGTCAACAGTTTCTGTAATTTGCTGAATTTTCATGGGTTAAACTCAAGTATTAGTATATTTACCTGAATTAAACCATTTTAGAAATTCTGCTTGTCCGGCTGCTAGTGATGTTTCCCAGGTGTTGCCTGCATCGCTGTCGGCATTGTCGCTGATCCATTTACGACTGATCCAAGGAACCTTGTGAAATTCGCAAACTTTAGCTATGCTCCATAATTCCATATCTACAATATCACAGTGATCTAAAGTCCAAACATCGGGCTTTGTTACGAAATTATTTCCTGATCCGCAGTAAACGCCATCTTCTCCACTGTGATAGTATAACACATTTTCGCCTAGCATGTAACCACGCTCACGCAACGGACTACAATCAGCATCACGCTGGCAAACACGACTTACAGGCAGTAGTCCTTTATAGTTTTTTAAACTACCAGCACTACCGTAATTTATAACTAGATCTGGACTATGCTCGATAATGGCATCGTATGTCATCATTGCGGCATTTGATATGCCTACGCCTGTATAAACTACAGGAACATTAAGTAGCCTTGCATCTAATTCTTCCTGCAAGGCTACTAGTATAATAATTTTCATGTTATATTAAAAACTCGATAATGATACTCGTTTCCAAGTATCTTGTGCTGTACAAATATAAAGATATTGACTGTCAAACGCCATCTGACCTGGAACTCCCGGGGATGAAGAAGTGGAAGGTGCCGGTGTCGGAGCTGGAGTAGGCGCTGGGCTTGTTGTGCTGTTTTCTACAACATGAACATATACCGATGCAGGAGCAGTTTCTTGTACAGTTAATTCTAAATAAGGCACAGTGTTGTCAGTTTCACCGCTGGGCAAAGTTCCAATTGGATATGCAGTTGCACTGACAAAAGTTACATCTTGATCTAATACACTCGTGTCGAAGTTGGCGATATAAAACTCTGTACCAACAGACATACCAGTAAATAAATCTATTACATCCTGATCAGGATTTTTAAACATTATTTTAGTACCGTTCCATTCTCCCCACCAAAAACCATTGCCTTCGCTATAGGAAAAACTAGTAGAATTCAAGCTCAAAGTTTGAGTACTAACGACATCCCAAGCAGGAATTTTAACAACATCATTAACCCAAGACTCGCCATCAAATACTAATATTTGATTTTCGGTTGCACTGTTGATGGCAATGTCTGTTAATTCACTGAGACTTTCAACTCCACCAGCTGGTCCTCGTAAACCGCGTGGCCCTTGTGGACCCACATCGCCTTTTGGACCTTCGGGCCCGATCGGACCCCTGGGGCCAGTTGCACCTCGTGGTCCTGTTGCGCCTGCTGCACCTCTTGGACCTTGTGGCCCTCTTGCTGCTGTTGCCATTGTTATTCTCCCGCTAATTTAATATTTATTATTTTTAGTAGTCAAAATAAAATGCTCACTTTGGTAATCAGGGTAGCGAATCCGATTACACAGGCAGCAGCCGCCTGACGCCTTAGATTACCGATGAACGGTAACGGTCCTAAGGTGTGTTCTTATATTTAATCCTTATCAGTGACAATTACAGCAACTTGATCGACCCAAATCATACGGCCCCGACAAGCAATATTCCACTTTGTTTCGCCGTATTCTTGTGTACATTCAGTAAATGTTTCGCCAATGATGCGAACATCTGTTGCCAGATGTTCTACGCCATTTTCAAATACACGCCAAACTAACGGACTACCGTTATGCTTGGTATTGAATCTAACATGATACTTGTTCACTCTATGCCCATTTGTTTGCGAATTTTTGTAGCACTAATAGCATGAGTGGCATCATCAAATACTTCTTGTTCAATCTTATAGCCAACATCGCGGCCATATGTAATGTTTACGATGTTAGGAACAAGTTGAATTGTATACTGTCCTTGATACAACGGATCCAAGTCACGCTTAATAAAGTTCTTAACTTGTTCAAAGTCAAACGGGTTACTGCCGTTCCAACCCTGACAGTCACGAATCATAATGCAAACCTGACCTGTTTTGGCAATAGCACGATCAAATAAGGCACGATGTCCTTGATGCCATGGTTGCCAACGACCCAGCATCTGTACTGTTTCTTTGCGCCAGTCGAATACGGGACGACGACGATCTTCGATAATATGCTGCCCTACAAACTCTACCCACTTCTCAGCATTTTGTTCTGTGATGCGGAAATCATAAACATCAGGTGCTACGAATGCTTTGTTAGTGTCTCCGTAACGACCTGCGTCAATGGTATCAATCCAAATAGTCCAGTCTGCTTTGAAGTTGTGACGCATTTCGGGTAACGGAGCTACAAAGTCGCAGATAACATAATCACCTGAGCATTTTACAGCAAACTCGAACATGCGAATACTTTGACGGATGCGACCTTCTTTGCTAAAGTCCCAGTCATTGAAACGCTTGCGAATTTCGTCGGCATTAAACCAATCCACTTTAGCATGCATGTCTCTGGCATTAGGCGTCATTTCATATTGTGCTAAACGCTCAGGAAGCATTTTTCCGTTGCGCTCTAACCATGCTTTTAGTCGTTCGGCAAAGTAAGTTTTACCTGCACCGGGTAATCCCATAATTAAAATTCTTTTGCTCATTTCCATTTCCTTGATGTTTGTTTTGCAAGATCATCGACCCAATGATGATCAATAGGCCTTAGATATTTTTCGTTGGCGTTATCCTGTAATACTGAATCTAAACTGTCAGACATATCAATGGGAAAATTTAAATCCATTGCAATTTTACAAAGATATTGTCGTTGATACAATAACAGTAATTCGTGACTTAAAAAGTATACTTTATTTAACGGCAGCTGGTCATAAAAATTTAGTGCTGTGTGATAAGTTTCGCCGCCACGAAGTCTCCGTTCCTGCATTGATAAAATGTTTTTATCTCTGCCTATAATGCCATAGATAACACGATGTCCTAAATCTTCAACAGTATTTCCAAATGCTAATATATTAGGTATTGCGGGTTCGCCGTTTTCCATGTAAGGAACGCTAATGCTAGTAAAATAATAGTCACTTTGATTCCAATTGAAATCTTTTAATGATTCAATATTTTTCCAGTATTGATTGAACGGCTCGCGATCATGGCCAATCCAATAAGTTGTGTTAAGATCTTTCCAGCCGTAAACATCAGTATGCCGGCTGAAAATTTTACTCCACATGTGATTGCCAGAGCCTTGTGGCCCTGACAATATCAACATAGTTTTCATTGTTGCAATTGTTGTCGTAATTGTTGTAGAAATTCTTCTGTTTTTTCAGTTCTAACACCGGTTAGCTGAAATGTCGCCCTGGGATGATGTCCTGCGTTAGCAGTACAGTGAGGTATATTAGCCCAATCAAATGTTGTGACTTCACCAGCACACCACTGATTCCAATGGTAATTACCGTATTCCCAGAATTGCCCAGGTTGCCAGTCTGTTAGCGCAATGAATACACGCAACACTCGACTGGGATCGTCAGGTGACCATTTTTGTAGTTTGTCTAAATGAAGGTTCCAAACTTGACCTGGCCATTGCACATGGATACGCTCCATGCAGTCTTCTAATCCGAATTGCTCACTAATAACCTTAAGGCTATCGGGTATCTTCCAGTTTAGGTTAGTAATAATCATTTTAGGATCAGCACCTACACGCTGGATATCATATTCTTCGGCGATCAGATCCTCGCGGGGAGGAGGTACACCTTCACCTTTATATCCACGAGTTTCCCAGGTAGCTGGCTTACTATTTTCAATGATAGCATCTAGGTCATCTTTCCATGTTACTGGCAGTTGACCTAGTAATGTTATTACATCTTCAAAACGATCCTTTTTCGCAGGATCAAAATGATAGCTGCTTAATTGTCGGGTATGATCCCAGCTAGATTTCATATTACTTTTACCTTTATGTCGGATGCCGTATAGCTTTGTTGGTATTCACTAGGCGGCAGTTCTATATTTAATGCCCTAGCCAGATCATGATTAGTAGTTACATCAGTACCTGTATATATTTGCCAAGCATCAACAATTCCTTGATTTTGGCGTTTTATAATTTCAGCCATATGCCTCAGGTCTTGATAATAGTCATGATACAGCGGGTATGTTATATTAAAATGCCCGCATTTTACCCACCAACCAAGGCAAGAGTCGTCGCTGCGATAAACCAAGACAACGGCACAATCAGGCCAGTGTTGCCTAAGGTATTCCAAGTTTTCTCGATACGAGAAAATATGGCTTTTAATAATTCTGACTCCCTTAGAGTCTGCGTTAAACGGATAATCAAAACTGGCCTCCAATTGTTGCTTGGTCATCACGGACAGGTCTTCGGGCAATGGACAGGCCATGCCCGGATCAAAATATGCACCTAAGTGCATAAGTTCTCGCCGACCGGATGCTTCGTGATAATAAGTCCATTCATCTCTATAGTCCGAGCTATCGATGCTGGGACTATAGTAGATGTTTTTAACTACGCTGCTCCATTTGCTGCCTGGAGCGCCAGCTACAAAAATATATTTCATGCTGTGATTAATTAGGCTTTATCTTTTTAGCGTAAGGCATCCAGACAGTTCGAATATGATTGATGAATTTTTTAGCACCTTCGGGACTCTGTTCTTCTGGAATAGCAATCATTAAATTTTGTTCAAAGAACTGTTTAGCTTCAGGACTGCGAATAGCTGTTACAAACAAATCCTGATAGTATTTGACAATTTCTTTTGGAGTTTCAGGAGGCAATGCAATCATCCAAGCACCATAAATTGTTAGGCCTGGAATGGCTTCCTTTAACAATGGAACTTCAGGAATAGCACTGATTTTGTAATCACTGGCTAGGCCAATGTATTTGATTTTTCCTGCCTTATACAAAGGATAGGAAACTGCTACTGGCATAATACCAAACTCGGCTTGACCACCGGCTACATCTTGTACAGCTTGAGCAGGTCCTCTATAAAGCACACTTTGAACTCGGTTGCTGTTACCCTTGCCATGATCCATCATGTATTCAAATAACAATCGATGTGCGCTGGCACCAATAGCAAAATTGATGTTTTCGTTGGTATTTCTTACTCGGTCTAATAGTTCGCGTGGAGTATTAGTTTTGCTGTTAACATTAGCAACAATGGCCAATGGGCTCTTAGCGATAGTAGTAATCAATTCTAAATCCATTGGATTTACTTTGAGCTGATCTGGATACCATTGTTCAATAATTGTAAATGCACCCTGTTGGCTGGGAATATAAAGATGCGAGCCATCTTTGGGTTGTTGGGCAAAAAAGTTCATAGCAATGACTTCATCTGCGCCCGGACGATTAGTAATAACAAAGTTTATATTGGGATTATTCTTCTCAATAATCGCTGCGATACCTCTAAAACTAACTTCGTTGCCTGATCCCGGAGCAAAGCCCACGGTTACATTTATTTGTTTTGGAGGAGTAAATGCACTGGCAGTGGTAATACTGGCCAATAAAAAGATAAAGGATAGTAGTTTTTTCATTGTAATTTTATGATAAAAGCAGATATATAATTATATCATCTAAGTTATTTAGTAGGAAAAATCAAAAAAATTACCATGAATACAAAAATTTTTAACCTAATCAAAAAAAATTTACAGATTGCTTTTAATTTACCCAAGTACCAAAAAATCTTCGATAGCATTGACGAAAATACCGAAGTCGATAAACTACCCTGGACACCTGCCCGATATCGCAAATTCAAAGATGCTGTAGAAGCAGAACTACACTTGCCTTGTGATTATATAGGCACGCTGAAGCATATTGTCGATGATTTAAGCGAGCGTTATATCAATCGATTCTTTGGCGAAATTTGGAAGCCGCGCACAGGCGAGTACGATTATACTGGTTGGCAGCTGGCCGAAGAAGTTAACAAACTCAATCCCAAGAGTGTACTGGATGTTGGTTGCGGATATCATCCGTTTAAAGGTCGTATACAAAATATTGTAGGTATTGATCCTTACAATAACTGTGCCGACTACATGGTTGACATTCTCGACTACAAAGTTAAGCCCAGTAGTCACGATGTTGTTATTGCTTTAGGTAGCATTAACTTTAACAGTAGGGACGATATTGAACAACGCTTTAGTCGCTGTGTAGAACTACTACAAACAGGCGGTAGATTTTATCTTCGTGCTAATCCCGGTATCCCACATAAGACCGGTCCTTATGTAGATATATTCCCTTGGAGCTTTGAAATTGTAAATGAATTCGCAGAAAAATATAATCTTAAACTTTTAGAATTTAAGAAGGACATGGACAGATTATACTTTGTCTACGAGAAGAAATAAAAATGGCCCTTACGGGCCATTTTAGTTACACCAACTTTGTTTTGCTTCGCCGTAATATTCACGAGCGAAACCGTTTTGTATTAGCAAGCCACGCAAGCTAACATTGTTATCTAACACAATGTCCCCTAGCATACGACCACCAAACTTATCCCAGTCGACAACGCATACTCTGGCAGTTTTGCTTTCTGTAATTACTTTCTTTGTAAAAACAGTAGCAGCAGCACCGCGTTGAGCTTCGCTTTCGCATTTAGCACGGAAACCCTTTTCAGGAGTATCGACACCAAACACACGAATACTCATCTTCTTAGGCATAGGATCTGGAACCCAAGGAGTGGCAACTTCTACTGTGTCGCCATCCACTACGCGATTAATTTTCCAATCGTAGCAGACTGTTTGCGGTTGCTTTTGTGCAACTGCTGTGGTTGATACTACAGCAAATGCTAATAAAGTTAATAGCTTTTTCATTTTAACACCTCGTTAACTAGTGTTTTTATTTATGACCCAGAAACCTAATCTGTCGCCGGCCGGACTATCGTACCAAGTAGAGCCCACGGGTTGAGTTGTAATTTCATCTTTCCAAACAGGATAGATATAATCGGCATTGTGATTTCTAAAATCATCGTTATACCTAGTGTGTATTTCTATAGGGCGGCCGCCTACATATTCGATATTAATCCACTCATATTTTTTGCTTAATTCTTGCAAAATGTCAGGCAAAGGCAGATCGACATTGACTTTATACCAACAATAAAATCTATCAAGTCGATTGTCATTTCTAATGCCCTGTACAGTAAGATCCTGTTGCCCATAATGATAGTCAACTGAGATATGATCTCCTGTGAATATTTCGCTCCAGAAATACCCGTCGGGAACCAAGTCAGTGGTGTCTGGCGTTAGCCATACTCTTGCCGCGCCACGGCTCATCATACGAATATTAGTAATAGGGCGTACAATGTACCAGTCAGCTTTAGGAACGCTGACTCCGGCTGGCCCTGCTAAATGTTTTAGTTTTTTTGCTACAATTAGTTTGTCATAGATCCACAAGTCTTCGGGATCTAGCAAAGGCCAAACATCGCAATCACTAATGCTATCAGTCAAAGTACTAAATTACCACTTACGACATGACCAGTAGCGAGCTTTTGTGCGTGGTCCGGGATTAGCACAATTGTGGCGAGCACGGAAGCTTTTACGGCGCTTGGGATTGCTTTTCTTAATACGCATGTTAGGATCACCAAAGTTTACTTTGATAGTCTTTCCTGTTTTGGGATTGCGTACATAGACTTTAAACTTCTTAACATCGCCCTGCATGGGTTTGCCTAGTTTAACTTCGCGACCCTGATATTCAGCTTCAGTTACGCTTTCATCCATGTTCTTAGGCTCTTCGCTTTTGTCGCTAGTAATTTGTTTAGCTTTGGGATCAGCACCTTTGATCATATCTTTTTCTACATCAGTATAAGCATAAGCAAAAGGCTTGTCGCTGATTTCGTCATCGGATCCACCATTGGGAGCAGTTTGTTTTTTGCCATCATGTCCTGCTACATCATTACCAAACTTGTAAAGTCCAACATATTGATCGCCGCTGAGTTCGCGCATGCCTTTGATAACTGCTTTGCTTGAACTAGCCATATGCTCAAGTAGCAAATTACCGCCAGTGGCATTGTCAGTTTCACTGATAATTTCGTCACCGTTAATTTCAGCGATGACTGCTTCGACGATTTCGTCGCCAATTTCAATTTCTAATATATCGCCAACCTGTGGCTGATCCATTTCATGAAAACGCATAATAAAAAACCCCAGCTAATATTATATTTAGCCAGGGCTTATAGTTCGAAGTAAAATGTTATTACTTGGTCTGTGCTTGGTAGGCCTTCATGATGCCTTCGCCAAACTTGCTGTAATCAAACTTAGCAGCATTTTGAACAGCACTTACAGTTTCTTTGGCAACTGTGTTGAAAGTGTCCATACCAACTTTAGTGGCGTTTTTTGTATATTCGGTTTGTGCATCGATGAAATCGATTAGCGCAGCTTTAACTTTGTCATTGGTAACAAAAGTATTAACAGCAGTTTTCTTAGAGCTTTGAACAGCATCAATCATTGAATCAAATGTAAACATAGTTTTCTCCTTTAATAAGCAAGTTTACTGGCGACCTTGTCATAAGCATCGCATATTACTATTTAGCAATTATAACTGAAATTATGTTGCAGTGCAACAATTTTCAGTGCATTTTTTCTACTTTTGGACAACCTAATAAATAAAGCTATGGATAATAAAATCTTCATCAGCATTGCATCATACAAAGATAAATTACTCAAAAATACAATTTTAGAAGCTTACAATAATGCTCAATATAAAGATCGTTTAGTATTTGGAATTTTTGAACAGATACACATGTCTGATTGTTTGGATCTAGGACAATTTCCTTTTCGGGATCAGATACGATATCAACGAGTCGACCCTGAAACCACTAAAGGTGTTTGTTGGGCTAGAAAAAATATCCAGGAAATGATTACTGATGAGCAGTATTTTTTACAAATCGATGCTCACACCTTGTTTAACCCTAATTGGGATCAGACTTTAATATCTACATTAGATGAAATTAAAAAATATCATCCTAAATGTGTAATGTCGGGTTATCCTGACGATTTTGATTGCAGCACATTTGAAAAACATCCCGGAGTGCCAAACAGCGTTAATATAATTTCAAATATGGAAGAACGCAATCATTTGTTTGCTCTCCACGGATTTCACCCACCTGTTGGCGGTTGGTTCCCTTCAAGTCTCGGAATAATACATGGTTATCATCTAGGTGCTTGTTTTATTTTTTCTGATATTAGTTTTGCTCAAGAAGTACCTTATGATGATTCAGTGTTTTTTGGCGGTGAAGAAGCTATTCTCAGTGTGCGAGCCTGGACCCATGGCTATAATATATTTCATATGTCTAAAATTCCGTTAAACCATTGTTGGAATAAGACATACGGAGGTGTGGTACAAAGAGATTATGTTCCAGGCCATGATATTAAAATTCAAGTCCAAGCCAAGGAACACATTAGAAAACTTGTAGAAGGACAAGTTGCCAGTCCATATGGATTAGGCACTGCGAGATCCATCGACGATTACATGAAATATTCGGGTTTAGATTTTTTTAATTACGACTTTAAACATCGTAAGATAATATTCGAAACTGCCTATTTTGACACATTACCGATGTAGGCCAATTAAGATTTGTTTGATTTCTTCATTGGTTCGAGTTTTAACTTCACCTTGAATTTTTTTACAAAGTTTGTAAAACCAAATTTCGGAGTTATCGTCGGTAACTGACAGTGCTCGTGTTTCTTGATTAAATTGTTTAATATACTTGTTGTAGAGCTGATTTTTTGCACTAGTCGATACAGGCACTTGGTTGTAGACTTTGAGCAAACTTACAACTGCACTAGCACGATCGACTAATATGCCGTTCCAAACAAAAACACCAGGTTGGACCTGTGCAGGCACACCGCTGAGTTTACTCATTAGTGCAGCTTGATCGATATCAGTATCCGAAAACTGCGCCGTCGAATTCATAGTTTAGATCTTCCGTGGTGATAATTTTAATAAACTCTTCTGGATTCATTTCATAGCCATAGCTGACATATTTGCCATATCGAGCAAGAAAGCCTTTTTTATCCAACTTGTTTAGTTTTAGCACAAAGTTCTTAGCATCTTCAATGCCTGGCCCAACAGTTTTCATATCGGGCATGACAGCTACCTGACAGCAAGTAAAATCAAAATTGTCCAACACAGCATTTAAGCTAGGGTAATATGCTCGCTTGATTAATTGTACCTTGTGATCGCCAATACAATAGGTCACAGCATTTTCGCTGTTATAGCTTTCGTACATGTAGTCGCTGAAATTTTCACTTAGTCGAGTTTGTAGTCGTTCAAATTGATATGCTGAACTAAACCAAACATCGATGTCACTAAAGTTGGTTTCACCTAGTACAAGTTGCCTGCCCATACCTCCAGCAATCCAAGGACCTTGTGCGTAGCTAGAGCCCAAATAAATTGTATCTACAATGTTTTTTAGTGTAGGATCAATTGATGTGGTTTTTCGTTCAAAAAGATCTTTGAAGTCAAACACCAAATCGGTAACGCTTTGCTTGTTCATAGAGTTTAAAACTGGCTAGATTTTTAGCTTTACTTTCACACATTATATCGGCCCATTCGTTATGTGTCAAGGCCCATTCGTTCACAGCTTCATTCCAATAGAAGTCGCTGTGTGCTCGCAGTTTGGCTTTTTTATGGCCAGACTCTAGCAGAGTGGTCAAGCACGGGCGGCTGATACGGCAGGCATCTGGGAGATGCTCTTCTCGTGAGACGCTGTAATGTATAACAGGGCGGCGACCCCGCCAACTATCAATAATCCTTTTAACACGGTCATCATTAGCTTCAATGTATTCTCCTGTTTTAATCCAATGGTGGTGAATGTCTAGCACCAGAGCGAGATCCCCGGCGAGCTCGAGGGTGCTGTCGAGTCCCCAGGCCATTTCTTCGTTTTCGATGGTAATGCAGTTTCGGGCTTCTGGTGTGAGGCGTTGAAGTGCTGCTCGAATACCGGAGGGACCGGCTCGACCCGCAATGTGGACATTGATTTTAAAGTCCTGAAATTCCTTGCCGTATCCCATCCAACGGGCCATATCCACATGATACTCAAACTCCTCTATTGAACGATTAACGATATCAGGATTGTCACTAGCAAGTACACAAAACTGGCCAGGATGAAAACTAAGCCTAGTATTATTATTGCGAGCCCAAACCCCAATGCGATGAAAATGCTGCTGACAATAAGCGATAGTATCAGGCTGACGCCAGAAATAACTCCACTTGGGTTCAGTATAAGCAGGCAGCAGATCACTGCTAATACGCACCATCCTAAGGCTTTCATCTAGTGTACCAACCCTTTCTACTAGCAGTCTAGTGGCTTCGATGTTTTGAACCATCAAATCCCAAAGTCGCTGTTCGGCAACTTCACGCTTTTGTCTATTTAACCATGTAATAGTAGTTGTGCCTGTATTGTATTTTTTACAGTCGTCTTTGGGTTTGATACCATTTACCTGATGTGGGTGGTCAATCCACTTGCAAGCGAAACCAATTCGTTTAGTCATGTGCTAATTATATAGGACTTTGCGAATGTAGTCAATTAAATTTAAACCAATTTTTGGTTAAGTTGTTCCAAAACGGCTCGGTTCAAATACTGTTGTTCTTCAATGTTTTCCATGCTGCTTTCTGCAGTGAAATCATCGGTTGGAAAGATTTCTTCCAAGCCATAAAGAATTTCATCGCCCTGGTCGCCAGTTATATCTTTGGCCAATCTAACATCATAGCAATGAGCACCAGTGTCTTCATCCAAATGATAAACCATGACAACATCGTCTTTGTCTGCTTCTACATCGGCGTGATCATTAACAGCAAAGAGGTATTGACGAGCCTCTTCGCTGCTAATTTTTCTGCCCATGCAAATTCTAAAGTAATGTTGAAATTCTTCAGTTATCATACTATTAGTTATTGTTTCTGCTCAAGTTTTTCTTTAGTACGACCGTAGGCAGCAATACCAAGAACAGCACCCATAGCAATATGGTAAAGTCCAGCGCCTTGTAGTGTGATTGGATTCCACTGGCTGCTGACTGATCCGCCTTGAACCGCTTGTAGTAAACTCCATAGCACAGGGAACAACACAAAGTCGGCAGTACAAGTGGCCATATAGACCCAACCCATAACGGGGCGCCATTTCTTATTGATCCAGTCTTCGCTTTCTTTACTGTGCTTAACTAACACATCTGCACCTTGTGCAGCGTTAGAACCTGCAGCATTGCGATCCATTGCAGGAGCAGCGTTGAATTGTTGACCAATGTTAGTTGAACCGCCGCCATAGCCGCCGCCCATACCTCCTCCGAAACCGCCGCCCATACCCCCGGGACTAGCTAGTCCGGCTGGTGGTGGATTCTTTGGACCTGCAATTGCAGGCAAGTTACCTGGATCTACAAAATCATCTTCATCTAATTTAGGCATTTTTATTCTTCCTTAAACATAAGTTATCATAACTGTAAAGTTTCCAGACCCAGGTGTTGGTCTAGATACATTTGCTACTACTTCGGTGTAGCTGGTTATTCTGTAATCTGGGTTAACTGTATATAAACCCGTTTGCGACAGTCTAGAATCATTGGCTTCAGCAAAAGCAGAATTATTTGTGCTAGTTCCGATAGTAACTGTAGCATCACTAGGGCCGGCAGTTGTTACTAAAACTTTTGCACCAATAACAGTTCTGTCAGCACTAATATATCCCAGACTTTGCACACCACTAGTAGTTGATAGGTCAATATCTAGTATTAGTGTTCTAGCGTCTGTAGCATCACTGCGTTGATTACCTACACGCTGCCAAGCAGCACCGTTCCAAACAAATAATGCCCATTCACCATTGCCATCGTCGATAACATAGGCTTGATCACCAATTAAAGGATACAGTGCATTTCTGGCCGTGATATCGGCAACTACTGTTGTACTGCTACTGCGTAGACCTTGTTCAATATACAGACCTAAAGCATAGCGACCATTCTGTCCACTAATAACTCCAGCATCATTAAAGAATGTACCTGATACATCTCTTAATGACATCGGGCCGCCATCTGGTCTTCTTAGTCTTAATGCAAATGTTGAAGTATTTGCAGGTGTTGATAATGGAATACTAGATACACTATTAGGGCCGGCGAAAGGAGTACCGTTGGTATCATTAGTTACATTAACAATATTAATAGCACCACCGATGTTATTTCTAATTTTAATTTCACTGCCGTTATAAACACTAGCCACAATGTCGGGAACTCCGGCGGCATTTATGTCTGCGACCATGTCATTGTGATCTGCAACACTAGGATCACCATAAGTTGGTGCACCGCTAGTGGTAGTTGTAAAATTAACTGTGGTCCCATTTATTGTAATACTAAAAGGTGTATAACCTGCAACAATACCATAACCACTGCCTTGACCTGCAACATCTGATACTACTTCATTTGCTGCACCAACTTTATCGGCAGTAATTTTATGATCGGCTGTGTTGGCATTTATTACGCTTACTGCTTCGTCGATATTATAAGTACCAGAACCACTACCAGTTAAAGTTAATGATACTCGATTTATTTCGACAATGTCACCATCTACACCCGCAGGATCGATACCTGTACCAATACTATAAGTTTCGATAGCATTGGCGATTTTTAAGAATATTGGTCGTTGACTTGAGTCATCAGTTGTTAAATCTCCAGTACCGTTAATACTAGGATAGACATAATCTCCTACAGCACCGGGTAAACCTGGAATAAAGTCGATAATACCGTTGGCTGGTCTTAGAATAAATTGATCTGGACCTGGGCCTGCGTGTAGTACTGTACCAATAAATTTTACTACATTATCTGGATCGCTTAATACAAAGTCTCCGCTTTCAATACAAATAGCATCGCCAACTTGAAAACCATGACTGGGTTTTTCTAACAAATAATTTGTAAGAGGATTCATGTTCTGGAATCTACTCATTACATTGGTAAAGAAATCAGCAGCAGCAGTACCAGGAACAGGATCCAACATAGGAAAACCTAGTTCATTAATCTGGAAAAATATTACTGGGCCTGGTGTGCTGAATAATCCAAAACCAGTTGGATCTCTAAATGTGTTATAACGCATTCTATCTTCAACTACAGCAGTTACAGTTGAATTTGTTTTTTCCAAAATGCTCATTATCTGACAAACTTTGCCGTCAAGGGCTCCTGCAACAAAGTCACCGACTTCTATATCTTGTGCGTCATATCTAAAAGGTGTTCTAGTTAAGTTACTGCCGTGAGTTCTTTCTTCAATAGTAAATTCAACAGTCCATTGATAAAACTGCGGGTTAGTGCCGCCGCTCCAATAAGGATCATCTGGGCCATTAGCATAAGCCCACAGTGATTTTGGAGTAAAACTATCTGCGGTTCCTGATAAAACCTTGCTGGGCTTATTGATACCGACGAAGCTAGTTTTCCACGAATTAATAGTCATTGATAATCCTTAAACACTACTTAATAAGAACTGAACTACGGCACTTGTTGTTTGGCCTACGCCAGCACTAGCACCTGTCAATGTTCTAGTTAAACTCAAAGTCATTGTGTTAACACTAGGATCAAAGCTACTAAATGCTGTTGGACTACCGCTGGTTCCGCCTGCTGCCATTGTTCTTGAAGTAAAGTCACTAGCCAAAGCACGACTTACATATATGTTACTAGCTCTTTGATAACCGTATACAAACACACCTAATGGAGCACAAACACTGCCAGTAAATGTAAATGTTACTGTAGCAGTAGTTGATGTAGCAGTAGCAATGACAGCACTAATGCCACCACTTAGTACAGTTACACTGGATATATCACCGTTAGCAGCATAATCAATCTGAACAGTTGCACGGAATAAACCTGATGTTCCTGAACCACCACCGCCACCGGATATTGTTGTTGGTGCCCACGCACTGCCGTTCCAAGCAAGAGCCTGGCCGCTTGTTGGAGTAGTATCACTAACATCCGATAATTGACTTAATGTGCTTTGTCCTAATCGAGTATCAAATCTTGTATTAGTATAGAATAAGTTAGAACTACCTTCAGTAATTTGATCTGTATTAGCACTAATACTAAATGTACCAGTACTGCTGTTATAACTTAAACCGGTACCAGCTGCTAGAGCATTACGAGCAAGTGTATTGCTGAAATACTTGTTAGTTGTACCTTCGGTTAGGTTGTCAGTTGTCCTTGTTGACAAACGCTGATCCCATCGAGTAGTTGTATAGTAAAGATTACTCGTGCCTTCTGCAACATCATCTGTGTTTAGTGTTACTGCACCAGTTTTACTGTTTACACTAGAGACTGCACCAGAGCCGCCGCTTACTGTGCTTGGTGTCCATGCACTACCAGTCCAAGTTAACACTTGGCCGTTAGTTGGAGCCGTAGTTACTGTGTCGACATCAGCTAAAGCATTAATGCTTGCTGCTGCAATTCTTACATCAGCACGAGCATCTGCTCTTGAGTTTGTAAAGTATAAATTAGTACCTTCTGTGATGTAGCTAGTACTAGCACGGAATCTAATTACACCAGTTGTATCATCATAGCTGATTAAACTGGAAATGCTGCTGTCGGCCGAGCTGCTTATACTTGTGCGAGCACGAGCCTGAGTAAAGTATTGGTTTGTGCCTTCACTAACATCATTGGTTGTTACACCACTTAGTGCTGTTGTAAGACTTAGGTTACTGCTGCCATCGAAACTGCCAAGGCCAGTTACTTTACCAGTTAAACTAATAGTTCTGGCTGTATTGAGTCTTAGTGCTTTATTAGATAAATCAACTTCGAATTCAAATCCAGGTTGTGTAGTTGATGCTAAACCATAAACATCAACATTACCTGTGGTACCATTTAATGTCCAACTTGTTCCGGCAGGACCAGTAGCACCTGTTGCGCCGGTATCGCCCTTGTCTCCCTTTGGACCTGTGGGGCCAGTGCTGCCTTGTGGACCAACAACATGGCCGGCATTGATCACTGTGCTATCTGTTAATGTAATTTGTAAATCGCCATTAGCGTCAACTACAACACCGCCACTAGCAATGCTACGACCTGCAGGACCTTGAGCACCTTGTGGGCCTTGCGGACCAACAGCACTACCAGCGTTAATTGAAGTGGCATCGTCTAATGTAAGAATCAAGTTACCCGAGCCATCAACTACTGCGCTGTAAATTCCATTACCCGCAGGACCTGTAGCGCCAGTAGCACCAGTAGCACCTGTATCGCCCTTGTCGCCCTTCGGACCAATTACGCTACCTGCATTAACTGTAGTTGAATCTGTTTTAGTGATAATTAAATTACCGGATCCATCAACAGTAGCGGTGCTGAAGCCAACACCTGCAGGTCCAGTAGCACCTGTAGCACCAGTAGCACCTGTAGCACCAGTGGCACCAGTTGGGCCAATTACACTACCAGCGTCAATTGTTGTGCCGTCTTGTTTAGTTAATATTAAACGACCGCTACCATTTACTGCGGCACTACTTACGCCAGCAACGCTGCCAGCATTAACAGTCGAACCGTTGCTTAATGTTAGTAATAGGTTACCAGTTAAACTGATACTTGCAGCACTAATACTTAAACCCGCAGGACCCTGAGCACCAGTAGCACCAGTAGGACCAGGTGTGCCAGCAGCAGCTACCCAAGTAGTGCCATTCCAGGTTAGAACTTGTCCAGTTGTTGCTGAAGCAGCAGCCACATTAGTTGGAACATTGGCAATAGCTGTGTCAACATATTGCTTGGTCGCTGCGTGTAAGTTTGCTGTAGGAGCACCAGCTAGTGTAATAGCACCAGTCATTGTGCCGCCTGTTAAGCTCAACTTACCAGCTAGACTTGTTGTTACTGTTGAAGCAAAGTTAGCATCATTGCCCAGTGCCGCTGCTAGTTCGTTCAATGTATCTAGTGCAGCAGGAGCACCATTTAATACACTATTAACTTGGCTAGTTACATAAGTCTGTGTAGCATAGCCATTGGTTGTTAAGTATGAGGCAAGGTCAGAATTAGTTAAACCAGTACTAGCAGACAACACACCATTGCCATCAATACTTAAATTGGTACCAACTTTAATACCACCGAGTGTGCTGTTAGTAGCAGCTGGCAATGTATAAGTGCCACCGCCGCCGCCGGCGCTAGTAATTGTGGCAATGCCGCCACCTACTGTTACAGTTGAGTTTACAAAGTTAAGTGATGTAACAGAACCTTTGCTAACGCCGCTTTCCTGTACAGGAATACTTGCTAGGCCGCCGCCTCCACCACTGCCGGTAATAGTAATAGTAGCAGTATCACCAGATACGCCAACTGTTGCGCCGCTGAAGTTAAGTTTAGTTACATCGCCTTGCTTGCTGCCTGCTTCTTGAACTTCAATGCTGCTAATAATACCTGTTAAGTCTGGTGCTATAACAGTGACAGTGTCGCCGCTTACGCTTAAATCAAATCCACGGAAGTCGAAATTTTGAACATCACCAACATTAATGCCAGTATCTTTAATACCAATGCTGTCTAATAGACCTGTTATAGTTGCTGTGCCGCTGGCAAAACTTACGGCCGCACCGTTAAAGTCTAGTGTAGTAGCAGTACCACGAGTGGTACCGTTTTCTTTTACAACTACACCGCTTATGCCGCCACCGCCAGCACCGCCTGGATCAGCCACTACATTAAATGTTAACTTACCAGTTACATCATCATAGGTGCTGACTAATCTGAGTGCAACATTTGTGCCATCGGGATCAACTTCCAGCATTTCGGCTACTGTGTCTTGAATAACCTCCGGACTTGCGCCATTCGGAGCATTAACAAATGCACCAGCTTCTTGGTCCCAAATAAGGGCTTCCCCCTCTTGTGGGTTGTTTAATGTTACTGGAAGATTGCTATCGCCCAGATTATCTACATAAATTGCCATGTTTATACACTCAACATAACTTTGGTAATATCACCTACTGGCGATGTTGTTGACAAATAACTACGCTCTTTTCTAAATCTCACTAGCACAAAGTTACCTCTAAAGGTAAATGCTTCTGTGCCTGTTTTGGCTGCGTTGTATTCTTTATAAGGATGACTAGGAGTCAACCAAATTGGAAACCAATCTGCAGCACTGGGGTCTAATTCTAAAGTTGCTTCGATTTGTATTCTGCCAATAAAATTGTCAAATTGTATGGCCATGGATTGAAATCCTTCTCTGTAGCCATAATATCCATCTCCACGCACAGGATCACTGAGTTGATCTAATTGTCCGTTACCTAGCATCATGGTAACTGTGCTTAAATTAGTTCCCATCGCGCATGACCTCAATTATTACAGATTCGCCAACTAGTTCTTGGGCTACTTGTTCAAGCGCCTGTACTTGTTCATTGTTGACAATCTGAACTTCGCTATCACTGTCTTTAACCAGTTTACTTAATTTGATGATTACAATATCTTCGACTATTTTAGCCATAGTTATTCTCCATTGTTAATATTTAGCCAAAAAGAAAGGCGCAACCGAAATTGCGCCTTTACATTAGTAGTTAAATTTAACTAATTAGTCGTTGAATACAAAACTTGTACCACTGAATGCAGCATAGTAAATAGAAGACTCTTCACCAGTTGCTGCGTCAACGGCTGCTTCTAGAGCAGAATTTCTGCCGCTAACAGCACCTGGATTTGCGCCTGGGCAGGTATTGCTTACTACTGCAACAGTAAAAGCATTACCAGCTGGTTCACCAACTAAGTATAGGTTCGCTACTAACTGAAGTCCACGAACTGCCTTAGAAAACATGCTGTTGCTTGCTTCCCAGTTAGTTTCAACATCTGCACCAACATCTACAACATAGAAGTCTAGGGCAGGAGTACCAAATCGTGTACTTGGGGCTGCTTTTTGCCAATTGTCGCTAATTGCCATAATAAAATCCTTTCAAAAATCAGATACTGTATTTATACAAAATCACAGCTCAGACAGCAATACGGCTTCTTCGATTTTAAGAATTTTATCGTTAAAGCGCAATTGAAACATCATGAGATCCTGCGGGTCGTTAAAATAGACAGCTATTGTATAACCCAAGCCACGCATACTTTTATTGGTATAAAAATACTTGTTGAGTGCTCCGTTAATACCATAATCTAATTTAGATTCTGTTAGCCACTCTTTGACTTCTTTGAAACGAGATTCTCTTTCTGTCCAGCTGGGTTTTAGATAAACTTTAAATTTATATTGTTTTTCGAACAGACTATTTCTAACCAGAACCTTCTTGTGATTTTCCACCATGTCAATGTGTGCGGTGTTTAATGGTCTATATAGAGACGCGGCTCTGTCAGGAAGATCTGTAATCAATTTAATGATATTAGCTTCAGAGTTAGTAAACACAGACACAGTGATGCCTTCGCTTCTAAACCTATAGTCATCGTCTACAATCGAAGCTTCAATATCTTTAATTAGATTATTAACTAACGCAAATCGATTGCTATAAAGAGTATAGTTAAGGCCACGCCAGCGATTTTTGTCGTCCTTGATTAATTTTGTTTGATCTACATTCAGTACTAATTTATAAAAATACTTGTCATAGTACTTTTTTTGAATATAGTTAACAGCAATATTTGTTGGAACTGCAAAATTATCTAAGTTCATACTCACTACCGTTATGCAGTACCATCATATTACAGTTTCGAAGATTTTCGAAAACAATTTTCTTACTGAGAGGTTTTTTAATTTTTTCAGAAATCAATCGACGCATAGGCCTTGCGCCCATTTTTTCATCAAAACCGTCTTCAACTAGTTTAGTTAGTGCTTCGGGACTGAGATCAACATGAATGTTTTTAGTTGCCAACAGTTCGTTTAGTTCTCCAATAAACTTCATAGCAATGCGACGAACTTGTGACTTGTCTAGTCGATCAAATTCAATAATTGAATCTAAGCGATTTCTAAATTCTGGTGTAAAATGCTTGTTAACAGCATCGACGCTGGCACTCTTGTTGGGGCTATTGTCAAAACCGATTTTATTTCGTTCGCCGTCCCGAGCACCTAAGTTGCTGGTCATAATAAGAATAATATTCCTACAGCTTATTGCTTTGCCGCCGCTGCTGGTCAGCATACCATTGTCCATAACGCCTAGTAGAATATTTAAAATATCCGGGTGCGCTTTTTCAACTTCATCTAATAGTAGAACTGAACTGGGAGATTGTTCCAAATCATTGATTAGTTTACCGGCACCAGCACCGCCTTCGCCGTAGCCTACATAACCCGGAGGAGCACCAATCAAGCTAGCCACTTTATGACTTTCCATGTATTCGCTCATGTCATAGCGTAGCAGCTTCATACCCAAACAATCAGCTAATTGCTGTGCCAACTCAGTTTTACCAACACCAGTTGGTCCGACAAACAGATAGCTGCCTAAGGGTTTATTTAGATCCTTAAGTCCAGCCTTAGCAATATAAACGCTGTCTAGCAATTTTTCTACTGCGGTGTTTTGACCAAAAACCTTGGACTTGATTTTAAATTCGTAATCAACATTGCCGGCAGTATTGTTGCTGGTGTTCAACTGCTCCATTGGAACCCTTGCTTGCTTGCTGATCTCAACTTTAACATCTTCTAAGGTTAATAGTCGATCCCGTTGCGTGACTTTCAACAAAGCCATGGCGCTGTCTAATACATCGATTGCCTTGTCGGGTAAATACCTATCATGCATGTGGGTAGCAGTTAGATCTACTACGGCATCAATGGCCTCACGCTGAACTTCAACGGCATGATATTTTTCATACTCTGGCATGATTTCGTGCAGCATTGCTTTACAGTCTTCGGGATCCATTTCCTCGACTTCTAGTTTGGTAAAACGGCGTGCTAGAGCTCGTTCAGGTTCGATGGTTTCTCGATATTCTTCCCAAGTTGTTGATCCAATGATTTGTACGCGGCCCCGGGTCAATGCTGGCTTAATTAGGTTAGCCATGTCTGTGCTACTAGAACCTGCTGCACCTGCGCCGACCACTGTGTGTATTTCGTCGATGAAAAGAATAGCGTTTGGCATTTGCTCTAGTACATCAATTACTTGTTTAATTCGCTCCTCGAAGTCGCCGCGATATTTTGTACCTGCCATTAGCGCACCCATATCTAAGCTATAGATAACAGATTCTTTAAGAGTATGACTTACTGAGCCTTCGGTGATTTTACGAGCAAGTCCTTCTACAATGGCCGTCTTGCCCACTCCGGGCTCTCCTACTAGGATAGCATTACGCTTTTTGCGACGAGCCAAGATTTGAGCTAAAACACCAACTTCATGATTGCGACCAATCAGAGGATCGATGCGCTGTTCCATGGCTTCTTCATTTAAATTAACGCAATACTCATTGAGTATTTTTTCAATACCGCGATTGTTTTTATTTGGCTGCTTGGAGTGTTTGGTTAAAATTTCCAAGAACAATTCTTTAGTAATGCCATGTTCTGCCAAATAAAAACAAGCGTGACTATTTCTTTCGCTAAGAACACTCAGCATCATGTCCTGCGGTGCAATGCCGGCGCGACCATTGAAAATAGCCTGAGTAAAAGCACGATTAAATGCTCGCTCTAATGTTTGTGTTTTGCGGGGCTTTGTTAGTCCTTGGACAATTAGATAATCTTGGCTATTTAAAAAGTTAGTTAGATCCTCAATGAGTGGAGTAGTGCTAACACCCATTAGGCCGAGGTACTCTTCAATTTCCCTATTCTCTAAAAGAATCAATGTGAGATGTTCTAGTGTAACATACTCATGTTCTTTGTTTAGTGCCAATCTAAATGCTTTTTCTAGAATTTCGTTGATTGCACTATTTTCTTCAGCGGCCATTTTATTTCCTCTTATTAAGAATTGCGCTCAAAAACAATTTTGAACTTCATTCGTGATTGAATCGTTAGTTTACAGGATTAGCTAGAGAAAGTCAATCAGAAACCAAGCCAATTTTTCTTTGGTGGCTCAATTTTTATTGATTCTTTCTTGCATTTTTCCAATTGAGTGGTTATAGCTGTTTTGGTGGAATTATCGCCAGCTTTAAGGCCTTCGGCCATAACTAGAAAACAAGCAGATTCAGCCGCTGAATTAGCTTGTATTATTTTGGCAGTTTGTTCAGCATAAAGCTGATAATCTTTAGTAGCACAACCACCTAGCACCGCAACCAACGAAACTAATACAGGTAACTTCATAGTTGTCTCCTTGTAAATCATTTGACTTTATCGTAGATTTCTTTTTGCTTTTTGTACCATTCATTCCAGCCTTCATTTTTTAGGCTGCATTGATAGTATAAATTATAATTGTTTACTACTGCTTTTAGCAAGTCTGTTATGGCGATCTGATCACCTTTTATAGTTTCTAAATGCGGGCAAGGCTCTGTTAACTCCTTAACAGGTTCTGGAAATTTTGGTTTAGCTGGAAGATATTTGGTAAACATGGCACAACCAGACAACATCAAGGCTGACAAGCAAACAATTATTATTTTCATTTTTTGTCTCCTGTTGGCGGAACTGCTGCTTGATTATGTGCATCGACTAATTCCTTAGGTACTGGACATTTTTCAACATATTCAATGACCTTTTCGATTTTTACTCTTTCGGGTCCTTCAACTGTTTTAAGAACTTCTCTATCTTTAAAGCGATCAACATATTTGACAATTTCTTTACCCTTTTCTACTATGACTGTTTTTTTGTCTTCAAGGGCCTGTCCCAATCGTTCATTTGCTGTTTCGCCTTCAACTTCGGCCTCTCGTACCTGTCTCTGTAGCTCTTCAACTCTTGCTTGCCATTTTTCTTCATTAGCAATTACGCCAAAGAAGTAAACACCTACAATAACTGCTAGTACACCGCCTATACGCAATGGAATTCGATATTGTGCAACAAAAGAAATTTTACCTAGAACATAAGATGCAGCCAACGCCGCTATGCCGGCCCATAATACCAATGTCCAAAACCAATTGGGTATTAGGTCTATCATCCAAATTAACTGACTCATGATTTGTACCTAAATGTGATTCGACCTTTCGTTAGGTCATATGTGCTGATTTCAACATCAACTACATCATGCTTTAATATGTTTATGTTGTGCTTTCGGATTTTCCCTGATATAGTCGCGATAATAACTGTATTAACGCCTTCTAATTCTACTCGAAAGGTTGCATTAGGTAAGCACTCAACAACTCGGCCGCGAACTTGTATTAGATCTTC